AAGAAAGTACTTAATGTGGTTTATCTTGTAGTTAGTGTGAGTTTTGCTCATTCCTCACGATGTTTTAAATAGCGCATCCCTGAGGGTTAGAGCTGAATTAGGTAGTGGGAATTAAACAATTGAATATATGAAACAGATAATACTTAAATTAAAGGAAGAGATTAAAAAATCTAGCACTATGTCAGAAGGTGTGACGTGGTATAATACACAGGAAGATAATAAAATAATAAATGAGATAGAAGATTTTTTAATCTTGCATAACGCGCAGCTCCAATATATATTAAATGAACTTCAATTGTTTAATGGAGATACCGTTAAGCTTGTGAATGATTGGAGTGAACTAGAAAATTCTGGATTAGATACTAAGCTTATAAACTGGAATACTGATTCATCAACAGATGATACCAATCAATGAATGAGCGTAATTCTGTCCCAACGGTTTTAATAAAAAATCGTTTTAATGTTTTTTATTTATTGTTGTAAATCTTTAAAATTATGAATGTAAAAGAGTTAATAGAAGTATTAAGTAAAATGGATGCAGATAAGGTTGTTATACTTACTGAACCAAGTGGAATAGGTTGGACTAATATAGGCACTGTTGAAGAATCTGAGTGTGATGTAAAGATAAAAGAAGATGATAATGGATTATTCCACGACTCATAATTTTATTGTTTACAACGGTCGGGGTTAAGATTAGTAGCGAAACCTGATAAATATCATTTATTCTTAAATAACTTTCAATTAAATTCGATTATTATTAATCAGACAAGGTGCTATTTATTTTAACCCTTGTTAGCATTAGTTTTTGCGGGCGGGATTAAAAACTTAATAAGATGACAGATACAGGAATTAAAAGATTAATATTAGTAAGTGCGTTAGAAGCTGAAATGCAAGGTATGATTGCAGAAAATAAAAATAGAGAAGTGCAAGGTTTAGTAATGGCTTATGATTGTGATGCTTTTTATGATATAGCTGGAAAGATGAATGAGGTGGCACACAAACACGATGATGAAATAATGGGCGTGTAGGCAAATTAAAGCTAACGGATGGGGGTAGAAAATCGTTTTAATGTTTTCTAACCCGTGTTATTAACTGTATGGCTTTGACCTACAATGATTATTTGAAAAACTAAAGTAAAAAAGAAAAAAGGGGAGGGGAAAACTTTTTAGAGTACCCAATATATTAAACTTAATAGACATGGAAAAGTTTTGGAATATACTTGCGACTATATTTATGGTTGGATTTATGACTATGTGTACTGCTAGTATAATAATTTCAGATAAAGATGCTGAAAAAATATGTGATGAAACACATTACTTTAAAATAACAAATAAGGATTATACAGATACAGGAAATTCAATTATATCTGACAACTATAATTATGTGATGTATTTTAATAGGTATGACAGAAATAAAAAGATAATAAAGTCTAGATACGATTTGAATAAGATAACAATAACTAAATATGAGTATGATAATTTAGATGTTGGGGTAATGTACCACAAAAGTAAAGTTAATACTAGGACGTATGGCTACAACTAGGGTGCGGTGGCTTTTCTTTTTGGTCAAACTTGCACGACCTTAATAAAAGAGATACACATTAAGCCATATTGTTTATAACGAATGGGTATAAGAACCGTGCGAAATAACGAACAAAAGATAAAACGAAGTACTAATTTAAAATAAAAAAAAGCGATGGAAAGAAGTGAACATTTACAATGGTGTAAGGACAGAGCAAATGAGTATGTAGAGCAAAATGATACGCAACAAGCATTTGCAAGTTTTATGAGTGATATGGGTAAACACCCTGAAACATCTAATCATTTGGCATTAGAAATGGGAATGACATTGTTATTGTCTGGCAATTTGTCGAATGCCCACCAAATGAAAGAATGGATTAACGGATTTAATTAGTAGCGTGCGAGGGCTTTTTATTTTAAATTGCTCCAATTACGCACCGACCTTGAAACGAGAACGAAGGCAAGCATGGTTTTTATACCGTGTTAGCTTTTCGTTTTAATGAAAGCTAACGGTCTGCGCATGTGTTTAGTGCGTTAATTACTGATGAAATAAATTAAATGTTTAACCAATAAAATTTAAGTGTGATGGCAAATAAATTTGATTACCAAAATATGTTAACTAAGATTAATTCGCATAAAATAACTAAGAATAAAAACCTAAGTGTGAATTTTACTGAACAGGAAAGAACGGCTTGGAATGCCGCTATTGAATTGTGCCACGGAATAGTTAAAATGCGCAGGGGCAAGTTCGAACAAACAGCCGAGCCAGCATTAAATATATGCGATGTTAGTGAACGTGCTTTGAAATGGTGGCACAATTTAAGCGATGGAAATCGCAGAAACTACGAGATTAAAACATTTGGTTATGGTGATGAATCTGAGGATAACACTTTAACTAATAGTGATATAGAAAAAATATATAATATGCATGTTCTCTAACTAGTGGATATAGCAACTTTTGTATTACAAATACGTATTAATACTATGAGTAATAGCAATTTAACAAAATCAATAAATCTTAGACTTACAGAAGATCAACATGAAGCTTTAGAAATGCTTATGAGTATAGGTTTCGATAGGTCTAAGTTTATAAGATTAGCGATAGATGAAAAGCTTTATAGGGATTACAGGAAATTATTAAAAAAACTTAGAGACTTAAATTCAGATAAAAATATTCCAGATTGGGCTAAATAATTCCTAAACCTGATATTTATCATATTTAATTAATTATGGTTCCTATATATTTGTATCAGACAAACACAGAGAGCTATGAAAAACTATAACAAAAGCGAGATATTTACAAGAGCACATTTTTTATTTAGAACTTGTAAGTCTATGTATAAGACGTTTGGCGAAGCATTAAGCGATGTATGGCAGTCTGCTATTAAGAAAGTAAAAGAGGCTAATAAAAGCGCTAAAGAGTTGAAAACTTATAGAGAATTTCCAAAGGCTACTTCAATGGCTCAACCTAACTTATCAAACGAATACAAACGCGAAATAGGATATAACTATGGAGACTAAAACATTAGCCCAGGAGCAGCAAGAAATAGACAACTTTCACAATAACGAAAGCTTTGATTTATTTGAAACATTAGCAGAAATCTTAAAACCAGAATAATATGTTAATTACGAGAGAACACCAAGAGGCATTAGTAGAGATTTATAAAAAAGATCATAACCATGATGAAACTATCGGCTTTATTGATGGCATGGGTAAAATGATGGAGTTGTTTATAAAACTAAGTAATCCAATAACATGAGCTACGACTACACATGTAAAGGCTGCACTCATGAATTTGATTATTGCGATTCAAAGACCCCGGAAGTATGCTTGGGCGCTGTGATGTGTCCCAGTTGTGGATCAATAGAGATTATTTTTAACAACGATGAAGACTTATTTTAAACTAAATAGATATGGAAAAGACTAAAATAACTACTGATATGCGCGCTAAATTACGCGCGGATTTCCCAAATGAAGCATATAAGGCTCATCCAACAAAAACCTTTTTAACAACACTTAAAGCTATGTTTGTAGTTGAAAGGCTTAATGATGTATTTGGTGTTGGTAGATGGCATGTAACTACTGAAATAATCGAAAGAACAACTGAGTACATAACTTTAAAAGGGTCATTCCATTCTTTAGATTATGACACTTGCGTTCCTGATCAATTTGGAGGGCATACAACAGTTGGTAAAAATACCGAAATAGCAGACGGTTATAAATCAGCTGTTACGGATTGCATTAGCAAATTAGCATCTTATTTAGAAGTTGGTATTGATATGTTTAAAGGTGAAATAGCACCACCAAAAGCAGGTAGTAAACCATCAAATGATAAGTATAAATTTGGTTTAGCATCAGATGATTCATTGCCTTGGGTAAATGACGGACAAGTAAGCGCAATGATTAAAGCTATTGCAGCAGATCAAAAAGAAAGTGTAGAAGTATCTCTAATAAAATATAAATGGTCAAAAGCTAACAAAGAAAAAATAACTAAGGAGCTTGACAAATGAAAAGAAGTAAAGAAATATTCTTAGAAGTAAGACAATTAGAATTAAAACAAGAACAAGAAAAACAACTACAACATGAACGAATTAAAGCCCAGAGAGGTAATTGTTCTTACTGTTGATAAAACATACTACGAAAAACATTTGAATGTATTTAAGGCACCTAATACTAATATTAAAAGCGTATTTGTAGAAGGTGAGAACCATGCAGAAGATGAAATGCATAAGAAATTACTTAAAAATTATCTCAAAGCTCAAAAAGAGTTAAGAGATTGGGAGTATAACAAAAGACATAATCAATTATAAACTAAATAATATGAATGAATTAGTAAAAGTAGACCCTAAAGATTACGGACTAGAAGAAACTCAAGCAGTCGAGATAACAAAAGGATTGCAAACCATATTAGAAGAAAGGTCTGTTCTAATTGATAACTATAAAGAAACTATTGCTTTAGAAATAACAGAGGATAGCATTCCTGTATTTAAAGCATTAAGATTACAAATAGTTAAAAATAGAACACAAGGATTAAAAGTATGGCATAAAGCTAATAAAGCTTATTTCTTAGCTGGGGGTAATTTTGTACAAGAAATTTACAACAAAGAAGTAATTGAGAATGAGCGTATGGAATCTCAGTTAATGGAAGCCGAAAAGCATTTCGAGAACTTAGAAAATGAAAGAATTGAAAAACTTAGTGCTGAAAGATACGAATCTTGTTTGCCATTTGTAGAAGATATATCTTTAATACTTCCAGACTTAGGGACTATGCCAGTTGCTTTATGGGACAATTATATAATAGGTTTAAAAGCAAGTTTTGAGGCAAAGAAGGCAGAAGAAAAGCGTATTGAAGCTGAAAGACTTGCAGCAGAAAAAGCGGAAATTGAAAGACAAAAAGCAATTGAAGTTGAAAATGCTAAATTAAAAGCAGAGGCAGAAGAAAGAGAAAAGCAATTAAAAATTGAGTCTGAGAAAAGAGCGAAAGAAGAAGTTGAAAAGCAAGCTAAATTAAATGCAGAAAGAAAAGAACAAGAAGCGAAAGTAGAGAAAATAAGAATTGAAGCTGAAAATAAATTGAAAGCTGAGCGCGAAGAAAAAGAGCGTATTGCAGAAGCTTTAAGAATTAAAGAAGAGAACGAAAAGAAAGAACTTGAAAGAATCGAATTAGAAAAACAATCTGAATTAAATAAAGGCGATTCTGCAAAAGTCAAAGATTTAATTGCAGACCTCGAAACATTGAAAACAAAATACTCTTTTAAATCTGCTAAAAACAATAAAATGTATGATCGCGTAGGCTTATTGCTTGATAAAGTGATAGCAGATATTAATGGTTAATACAAAAAACAGATTGATTTAACATTAGATAAAGACTAAGATTATGAGTAATACATATTTTAAAATAGAAAAATCAGTTGAAACTAAAGGATTTGATACATTCCCTAGTTATACGAATAACTATGAATTGACATTGACTGCACTCATGGGTGGAGAAAATCACACTCAATTAACTGTACAAACAACATCAACTATTGTAGGGCAATCAGGCATAGGATATATTGTTTTAAGTGATAATGATGTAGATAACTTAATTGCTGGGTTATTGGAGCGTAAATTAAGAAAGATTACAGCAACAGGTGAAGAAAAATCTTCTTTTAAACCGATTGAAGATGAATAGCCCTGACAAATATCATTAAATAACAATTAACTATTTTGCACTGAACTAAAAATTAGATTATGGATAATTATATTGACAATGTTGTCATAGAACTTAAAAGACAGTATTCTAAAGATGAACTTGTTTCTCACCTATTGAAAAAACAATCTGAATTAGAAATAGAGATAGGCATTCTTAAGTCTGAGAAAGATGAATTGCAATATAAGTTACGTGATACCTTAAAACTAGACCCAGAAGTTAAACAGGTATTACAGAAGAAAAAACTTTATAGAAGTTTGATAATACAAATTCATTCGCTTGATAAAAAGTTTCGATTATTAAAGATTAAAAATGAGAAAGACTTCGCAGACTTTATATTAAGTAAAAAATAGCGGTTAAAACTAAACACTAAATAACATGAAACCAACACCACACGAAGAAATAATAGCTTTAGCCTATCGGTATAAAGAAGGTAAGGTATCTAAAAGTATGATAAACAAATATATTGAATGTATTTTTAATTGGTTCAGCTTTGAAGCGTCTAATAAAAAAGGAATGGAAGTAGTTAGTTACACTATATTATTCGGGGTGTCAAGTGTACAAGCTTTTCAGATTATGTTTAATCCAAAGCCTAAAAGACCATTACCTAAATTTCAATCTGGGTGTATTCATGGAGAAGAAATAATAACCACCCCTAATGGTGATGTATTACAAGTAAGACCAAATAGTCAACATGAAGACTTTAAGGGTTTAAATCAATATAAATAATGCTAATAAACGTACATAACTATAAGACAAGACAAGAGGCAATAGATTATGTTTCTTTACTGTCTTTAGATAAACACCATCAGGTTAAAGTAACTTGCAAGCGTGGTAAAAGAAGTATAGACCAAAACGCGCTTATGTGGCTTTGGCTCACATGTATAGAAAATGAAACTGGGCAAGATAAAGCCGAACTACATGAATTCTTTAAATGTAAGCTTTTAGGGTCAACACTAAAAAACTGGCTAGATTTTGAATATAAAACAGCTAATTCAACATCCACTTTAGATACTGCGCAGTTTACCCAATATCTAGAAAAGATACAAGTATTTGCAAATACAGAACTTGCAATTACCTTACCTAATCCATCAGATTTAGAGTTTGAAAGGTTTAAAGACTATTATTCTAAATTTATATAATGACCCCGAATCAACTACTAACTAAACAGCTAAATACTCACATTAAAGCTCTTAAAAAGAGTATTGAAAGCTTTGAAAATAAGGAAATAGACTTTGATACACACTACAAGCATGTAAGCAATTTGAATCATTTAATATTTGAGTATAAAGAAGCGATTAAAAAACAAAATGCCTAAAATAAAATATATCTGCACAGGTTGCGGCTGTAAATATCACATGAAATTCCAAGACACAACTTTGTGCTTCACTTGTCTGCGCTCTACATTCCACGAACTAAATAAGAAGTTAAAAATTGATTTTAAATTTAATCAATATGGATAATGAGTAATTACCATTACATACAATGGAATAATAGAGAGATTGAATTACTTATATCTATGCGTAAAAAAGGGTATAGTTTTTACAAGATAGCTAATGAATTTGGCGTTACTACCGAATCAGTAAAACAACAATACAGGAAAGTTAAGCCAATAAAGACTAAAAGACAGTTATTTAAAGAATTTAATTACTATATATGACATTTATCATATCCTATTAAATAAAACCTCTATATCTTTATTGAATATTAATACTAAAGCTATGAAAACTAAAATTAAAGAAGCAAGGCAAGCCCTTATAAATCTAATGTGTGAAGAGGCTGAGAATATTATTAATAATAGCGTAAAAACAAAAGCATATTGTAGTTGTGGTTGGGTTGATTATATTGAAGATGATTTAATTCAGTATGAATTTATTGGCGCTTATGTTTCTGCTAGTGGTGTTGTTTATATGGTTCATAAATCAGGCAGTGAAGGTTCTGAAAAAGGTCGCGTTTCTATGATGAAAGATATAAAGGATATTCAAAAACTAGAATGGATATTGAAGGGCTTAGAAGAAAACAAAAGAAAATAACCAAGCTACATCTAACCAACCAATTCAGACATCATGGAAATACTAACAAAGACAGAAGCGGCAGAGATCGCCTTTCGTCCTCAAAAACTACCAGAAAACATAAAATCTAAATGTATTATATGTTTTTGTAAAAAAAATCAATCAAAGTTTATCAAAGAGTTTAGAAAAAGCACTGGTTTAATGCTTTGTTCTTTTGCTCCGGATAGATTTTATATAAAATATGACAACTAACCTAATTGCATAAACTATGAAACTATTTAACAGAGATAGAATAAGAAAAGACTACTTATTGCGTAAAGTAAAAAAGCAGTTTAAAGCGTATGGTAAAGAAAATCTATTTTATATTGAGGGGTGGAATGAATCACTAAAAAAGGTAATTGATATAATTGAAAAGTCTAAAAACTAAAACTATGAAAAACTCATTATTAATTATAATATTAGGAGCCTTCGTACTTGGTGGAATCTTTGAAAGATATAGAGAGTTTAAAAGACAAGAGTCAAAAGAAAGTGATGTAGTAAACGCATATAGAGTTTTAGTTTTAGAAGGTGATTCTTTAAGGCTTGCTACTCCTAAGGATATGATAGTTAATGGTTTTTGTTTAGAAAAATATCAGGATTTATCAGATCGTGAATTTATTACAATAAAAGGCATTGTATCAAACATAAACACATCTGATTTATATAAAGACTAAGGATATGGACACTAAAGAGCAACACGACTTAATACAAGAGCAATATAATACAGGTACAAGAGTATTCTTGATTGATGAAGATGGACATTATTTAGGTCAGCCAGATTTAACCAGATGGAACAATGCAAAGCCATATCAGAGATTTTTAGGTAGGATATTTAAGCGATATAAGGACAAATTTATTGATGTAGAAGGATTTTCTATATCAAACTGCACTTCACCAATAGAATGGAAAGAATCAGAAGTGACATCATCTTTTGATGTAATAAAAAGTGAAATAATAGGTTATCGGTGCGGTCATTGCGGCAGAACATTTAAACAAAAAGTACCTCATAAATGCAATGGTATGTACAGAAAAAAGAATATGAATTTTATACCAATGTACTAGATTATGAAAGCTAAACAATTCTACGCAAGTAAAGCATGGAGATACTTATCAAGGTACACACTTATCCATTACGCTAATTCGGATGGGTATGTTAAGTGTAGTACATCCGGTGTTTATATGGCTTGCAATGACAAACGAATGCATGCAGGTCATTTTATAAAGGTATTCGATGGGAGTAAAACCAATATGGCCGTAGCTCTTGAATTTGAAAACATTGCCCCCCAGTGTCATCAGGACAACATCTATGGCGGCGGTAAGCCCGATATAATGAAAGAATGGTTAATTAAGCAGCATGGATTAGAAAAGATTGAAAAACTATTGATTAAAAAGCATAATATTTGCAAGCTTGGTAAGTTTGAATTAGATTATTATGGCAAGTACTGGAAACAACAATTTGATCTTATAGTTGAAAGAACTGGTTATAATCCTTGGAAATGAACCTCTCAAACCTCACATACCAAAACGCTACATTAATATCTATGGGTGTGATATGGATAGTTTTAAAATTAATCGAGAAAATTAGAAAGAAATGAAAAAATTAATAGGCACATGTATTTTAGTGGTTTTATTTATTGGCGGCTGTATTGCATTATTAGAGTTTGTGCCGTTGAAAGCTTTATTAATATCATTAGGAATAACAATTACTGTTTATGGCTTAGTTATATATGCTTTGTATTTAATATTCGATGAAACCTGATTTTTATCATAGTTTGTAATATAAATAGGAATTACTTTAGTTAAAAATTAAACGATATAGATAATTTATATCTGCATAAACAGCCTAGAGGTTTAAATATATGCGAAGCTAGACAACAAGCTTTAAAAGATATAACATTAGAATGCTCGCAAGATGGGGTATATTCCAGAAATTATTTACATATAGAACCTATTGTTTTAAATCAAAAAATTATACCATATAAAATATTAACGATATGATAGTAAGAGCAGTAATAAAAAAGCAGGAGACATTGGAATTTGATATTCCTGAAAGATGGGCAGGCGAATTTGAGACAATTGAAGAGACGTTTTTAAAAGAAGAAAAGCCAGTTCTATATAGTGTATTGAAGCGTTTCGCAAGTAGTAAAGGGTTTAAACTTAATCCAACTTACTGATGAAAAAGGTTACATATTATAATAAATTCGGCGATAAATGTGTAAGGCATGGGAATATAAAAAAAACGTCTACTCATTATGTTTTTACACCTTCTGACAGCACGAGAAAAAAGATTATTAAATTTAATGATCTAATTAAAATAAGTAAGTGCAGGGTAAGAAAAACCAAAATGGTTTACGAGCAAGGAATATATATATCACAACCAGACGATCCAACCTAATGGAAATAGCACTAATAATATTCACAGCATTTTGTTTTGCGCTTCCTGGAATAGTTTTTAAATTACTAAAACCTAAATAATGGACTTTACTCTACAAATATTATGTCTTCAATTACTGCAAAAAGAATATGAAGATAGAATTGCAGCGATGGGTAAGATAGATTGCAATAACGAAAAAAAAGTATCTTGAGTTAAACGAAGAAAGAAATAAGTGCATAAAAGCAATTAAAATACTAAAGGTAATGGAGATTTAATTATGAGCAAAGTAAAATATTTTGAAGCAGAACGAGGAATGAATTATGTCACAGGATATAAGGATTTGAATTGGAGCGCTGCAAGTGGTTCTTATCAAAGAAATATAAAAAGAGTGTCTTCAAGATCAACTAAACGATGTGGATAATTTGCACACCTCAATAACATTTCGTACATTTGGGTAAGATTGATTTTTCATAGGATTAGTGAGGGTTTAGCAGTCGGTTGGTTACCGGCTGTTTTTAACGATTAAAATTTAACAAAGTGAAGGAAATAAGACAAGATTTATACACTCAAACAGAATGGGCTAAGAAAGTTGGACTTACTAAGGCTCGAATAAATCAATTAATAAAGTCTGGGCAATTAAAAACAGTTACCGTAAATGGTGCTGTTTTAGTAAAGGAATAATATTTTTTTCTCTGAAAATTTAACAAAGTAAAATTATGAAACAGGTAAAAGCATTTAAACTAACAGATGGCTCAGTAATTGAAGACAAGGATAAAGCCAAAGAAAGACAAATAGAATTAGATACCATGGATCGAATAAAAGCAATGGATCATATGTTTAAATTCGAGATAGAATGTTTTGATGATCGTAAAAGTGAAATATTTAACGAAATTAGAAAAGACTTTAGTATTATAGGTTATGAGATACAGTGTAATCATGTTCAAAATTTAGATCGCAACTTTAATTCTTATATATTTTCAGCTTATAAAAACCATGCTTAAATACACAAACACTCTTTTTAATCTACGTAATCAACATAAAATAAAGGCTGTTTTAGGCGATTCAAAGCTAAAGAGGATAAAAGACTCAATCCAAGCCGCTATAGACTCAGATAAAGACATAGAGCTTCAACAAATAGATGGTAGTGATTATGATATAATAATGATTGATGATATTTCAGGCATAAACTTAATAATTGTGTTTTATGTCATTAAAGCCGAATTTAATATTTATAAGATAGCTTTTAAAGAATTTATATAAAATAATTATTATGGGAATAACAATAAAAGAGAAGGTTATAAATGAGACTATTAAGCGAATTAATAAAAGGCTTACGTTTATTAATGAAATATTCAATGCAAGCCCAGGAAGTAGGATTTGTGAAATAAGGATAGAAGCTCAAAAGCTTTTAGAAACTCATACTACATTAAAAGAGCGAACAAGTAAGGAATTTACCGATAAAATAGAAGCGTTAGCTAAAGATGAGAAAAAGCAATTTAGTTTTTTAACAAAGCAGCGAAATCCAAAAATAATAGATGAGCAAGTAAACCTAGAAATTGAATTAAGTGATCTTAATAGAGAGCTTTATTATATTAAACGGAACTTAAAATAAAACACTTATTATATTGTGATTAGATGAATTAGTTGTAATTTAGCAGAGCCAACGATTAAGAAACTAAGAAATGACAGAATTTAACTATACGTAAGCTTTTAAAACAATTACCGAGGGTTCGTTGGCGCGAATGGTTTCCCCTCGGTTTTTGTATTTAAGGGCTTTTTTTATTTTATAGACATGGCAGAAGGTAAAAAATCATTTGTTCTTTATGTTGACTCGAAAGAAACATGGGAAGAATTAACAGACGAGCAAGCAGGGAAGCTGATTAAGCATATATATAAATATGTTAATGATGAAAATCCAATTATGGATGATCAATTATTAAATATTGCTTTCCTGCCAATTAAACACCAATTAAAAAGGGATTTAAAACGATGGGAATCAAAACAAAAGCAACGAAGCGAAGCTGGTAAACGTAGCGCTGAAATTCGTGCATCGAAACAAAACGAAAAGCAGCGAAAAGCAACGACCGTTAAAAGTCGTTCAACGAAATCAACTGTTAGTGTTAATGTAAATGATAGTGTAAGTGTAAGTGTAAGTGATAGTGTAAATGATAGTGTAAATGAAAAAGAAAAACAATATAGAGTGTTTGCTCACTTAAAAATATCTATCGAAGAAAACAAAAAGCTATTAGAATTAGGATATAGTCAAAAACAAGTAGATTCAGTATATGATGATATTGAAAACTATAAAAAGAATACTTCTTATAAATCACTTTATTTAACTGCAAAGAAGTGGTTGAAAAAAGAATATAGTGATATAAGTCATAGTAATAATGAAGTAAAGTCTTTACATTTATTCGAGTGTACATATAATGCAGGAATAACACAGCGTTATGAAGTAGATACACAAAAAGAAGCTGAAACAAAGTATTATAATGACTTTGGAGTTACTCCAAATGTAAAGCAAATTAGATAATGGAGATAAACGGTTTTCAAATACAAGATTATAATATCCACAATATTCCGGAAGGTGTAAAGTATTATACTTGCCCTTTATGTAGTGCTGAAAGAAAGAATAGTAAGCAGAGGTGTATGACTGTTCATTGGGATAATGGGATGGGTAAATGTCATCATTGTGGCGAAAACGTGCAGCTTCATTCATTTAAAAAAAGAACAGAAAACAAAACATATAAAATACCGGAATGGGAAAATAATACCGCATTAAATGAAAATGTTGTTAAGTGGTTTGAGAGCAGAAAAATAAGTCAATTCATTTTAAGGCTTATGAAAATAGGTGAAGGTATAGAGCATATGCCTCACTTAACCGACTCCGGAATGATTTGGAAACAAAAGAATACCATTCAATTTCCATACTTTCGAAATGGCCATATAGTTGATATAAAATATCGCTCCGGAGATAAAAATTTCAAGCTCTTTAAAGAGGCTGAAAGAATGCCTTATAATTTAGATAACATTCAGGGGCGTGACATAATTTATTGTGTAGAAGGTGAACCAGATGTATTAGCAGTCATGGAGTGCGGTATTCATAACGTTTGCAGTCCTCCAAATGGATTTACAAAGAAAGGTAATGTTAATCTTGATTGGCTTAATAACGATGTAGAACATTTTATTAAGGCAGAAAAGATAATACTTGCTTTCGATAATGACGAACCAGGGGAAAACGGCAAGCGTGAATTTATACGGAGGTTTGGCGCTCATAAATGTTTTATAGTAGATTTAAAGGATTGTAAGGATTCAAACGACTATCTTATTGATTACGGAGCAGAAGAGCTTAAAAAAACATTAGAAACACACATAGAGATACCTTTAGAGAATGTAAGCACATACAACGATTGCAAAGATAAGGTTAGAGATTTCTTTTTAAATGGTATGCCTAGGGGAATAGTTACCGGAAATATGAAAAGCCTCGATAATATTTTCAGTACAAATTTAGGTCAAACTTTATTAGTTACTGGAAGACCAAGTTCTGGCAAGTCAGAGGTGGTTGATCAAATGGTAGTAGGTTATGCTTTGAAATACGGATATAAGACAGCATTTGCAAGTATAGAGAATAAGCCAAATGAGTTACATCACCAAAAATTAATAAGAAAATTAAACGGCATTGCTCCGGAGCAAGAAAAAGATTTCAATAAACCATTTGAAGATTGCGAGAATTTCGAGAATGAACATTTTTTAATGATTGATTTAGAAAATGGGTATGATTTAGATAGGGTTTTAATGAAAGCTGAAGAGCTAGTGTTTAGAAAAGGAGTAAGAATATTAGTTGTTGATCCGTTCAATAAAGTTAGATTAAAAGGAGAAATAGAAACAATTACAGGAAATAGAACAAATGATTATACAAATGCATATTTAACCAAGTTAGATGAATTTAGCAGAAAGTTTGATGTATTTGTTATTTTAGTTGCTCACCCGGTAAAACTTCAAAAGGGTGATAATGGCAAAAGGGTTATTCCGGATTTCTACGATGTTAAAGGTGGTGGGGAATTTTACGATATGTTTCATCATGGATTAGTTGTAGATCGTGACTACGACAGGAATATGACATTAGTACGGACATTAAAAGTAAAGTTTGCTCATTTAGGAGAAAATAATAAAGATTCATGGTTTAAATACAACATGAATAATGGTCGGTTAAATAATATAATCGGTGATGTTGATAGTGATACTTATGATGTTGAGTGGGATAATAATAATTGGATAACTAAAGAAGAAGTAAAACAAATAGAATCGCCTAATAATAATGATTTAATACATGATCCAAATGCGTGGACAGAACAGCAAATACCAGAAGAAGAAGCCCCGTTTTAAACAATTAGAATCATATATGCATAAGTACGCAATAGCCGTACTAGATGATTGGATAAATGAATTTCCTAATAAGTTTGGGATTGATGAAGTTTTAAACACATCCAAAGAGCGTCAATTCTGGATGGATGGATTTATCGAGTTTGTTCCCGATTTAGTAGTTTATGATAAAGATGGAATCACATCAATGTATGAAGTTGTAAATACTCATGCTCTAGATGGTTTCAAATTACATAAAATGCAATATTTATTTTATGTTCATGGTATTGATATTCCTGTATATGAAATAAAAGCAGACTATATTTTAAGACAAACACAATGCCCTAATACAATACTGATGATTAAAATGAATTAAAAATTTTAGCCATGATACAATTATACGAAATAGACTTCCCAGACGAAGTAAGTAGATTCTTTTTAGCGGTGGTAATTATTTTATTAATTGTTGCTATGGTAGTCGTGGCAAGTTTACTAAAAAAAGCGTAAATGAACGATACTAAACTAAACGAGCTATTCAAAGAGTTTAGAAAGAAGTACCCTAAGATGGATTATTTCACTCAGGAAGAAATATTTCAATATATGAGAATGGCTTTCCATGTTGGGTATGATATAAAGTTATTTAAAAATGGATTAAAAGGAGTTATTAGAAGTGATGGGGTCGAATACGAAAGTTTAACAGAGGCTCAAAATAAAAGCAAAACAGGTAGGTCTAACATAATTAGATCAATAAAAACAGGATGGAAAGCAGGCGGTTATAATTGGAAATATAAATAAATACTAAACACTATGGAAAAGCAAAGAAACACTATTTTAAAATTATTACAATCTGGTAATGTTATGTCAAAACTACAATTTATAAATGGTCATCACATTTTAAATCCAGGAGCTAGGATTGAGGAGTTAAGGAATAGATTTGAATACCCAATAGAAAAGATAATGGTAAAGAATAAATATTCAAAGCGAAAATTTGCTGTTTACTTTATTAGACCCCGCGTAAAGGATATTGATTTAATCCTAAGAAGTTACAATAACTGACTTTTATCATATTTAAAACTAAACTATTAATATAAATTGCAAAGAAAAGTAAATGATATGGAGCAAATATTTATCCCTTATTGGGAGTGGGAGGATTGGAAAAATGGAATGTATAAAAGTACTCCTAAAGAAGAAGAGAAAAAAGATATAAAAAAAGCTAAAATATTTATGAGCCAAACAGATTTATTTGGTAAAAACATGAAACTAGTCATATCAGAATGGGGAAACACAATGTTAAATTCATTGACTAATTCAGATATAAACAAAGAAGCTTTTGTTGGACAATGTGCATGTTGTTATGCAATAGGTGTAACTGAATCAATAACAAAAAAGGCATGGCATTCATTAGATTTAGAAAAACAAATAAAGGCGAATAAAATAGCCCGTTATTATATTAATGAATATGTTTCTAATTATGAAAGAAAAAATAGAAAAATACATAAAGACATGGGAAGACAGATGTTATTCGACTGGGATTCCTGATGAAGCACCTCAAGAAATAACTCATAAAGTATCGGATTACAAAAAAATATGTATAGCGATATTGAAAAACGATAAAGCATTAAAAACATTAGGCTTTGAGCCTAAAAAAACACTAATATATAGTGAGTTCAAAAGAATAGAAATAGAAGATAGGAATAAAGTAAAACAATTAAAAATATTCTAATGAAAATATACAACCCAGAAATAAACGTTTATGAAGCTTTTAATAGTAGAGTAAAAGACATCTTTGATAACTTTGATAATATATGCATTAATTTCTCTGGCGGTAAAGATAGCGGTGTATTACTTAATTGTATTGTAAAATATATGAGAGAAAATAATATAACAAAAAAAATCAGCGTGTTTCATTTTGATTATGAAGGTCAGTATGAATACACACAAGAATATCTAGAGAGAGAAATGACTAGTAATTTAGATTTGTTTGATGTATATTGGGTATGTATACCGTGTAAAGCTTTGTGTGGGGTTTCAATGCATCAAAGTTACTGGACTCCTTGGCATCCAGATCAAGAAGATATTTGGGTGCGAAAAATGCCTAAATATGATTCTGTTATCAATATAGATAATCATGAATTTGATTTTTATAAATTTGAAATGCAGGATACTGATTTTGGATACGAATTTTATAAATGGTTGCATAAAAAGAAGAAAGCAGAAAAAAGCATATATTTATTAGGACTTAGATCAGATGAAAGTCTTAATAGGTATAGAGCCTCGGTAAATAATAAGAAGCAAATGTTTAACGGATGGAATTGGTCTACTAAATTATTTGATAATATTTATTGGGCATACCCTTTATATGATTGGACTGTTGAGGATATATGGGTAGCCAATGCAAAATTCGAGTTTGATTACAATAAACTTTACGACTTGTATTATAAAGCAGGCTTAAGCATAGCACAAATGAGAGTTGCTAGTGCTTTCTTGGATGAGGGAGTAGGTGGATTAAAGTTGCATAAAGCTATCGAGCCAAATATATGGAGTAGATTAATAGGTCGAGTTAACGGGGCGAATTTTGCATCTATTTACGGAGGGACTAAGGCAATGGGGTTTAGAAAAATAACAATTCCCAAAGGCCATACATGGAAGTCGTATTGCGACTTTTTACTAAGCACTTTACCTAAAGAGACATCTGAGTTATATAAAAAAAAATTTGAAAATTCATTTAAAGTCTGGATGGGAAAAGGAGGAGCATTAGAGATTCATATCGTAGATGAATTAAAGGAAAAAGGTTATAATATAGAGATTTTAGGCACACCAGTTAAAAACGTGCAATACAACTCAGAGAGAATACTAGTCCGTTTTAATGAATATCCTGACGATATGAAGGTTTCAGATTTTAAAAATTTACCATCATATAAAAGAATGTGTATAACTATACTGAAAAATGATTTCACATGTAAATATATGGGGTACGCTCAAACAAAATATGAAAAGGAAATAAGAAATGAAGCTGAAAACAAGTATAAAAACATAACTTAAAATTAATAAAATGAAAAAACCTAGCGTAACTGAATTAATAAAATTATTAGATAAGCCAGCTTTATTAAGTTGGGCTAATAAACAGGGGTTAATAGGTGTTGATATAACTAAAAAAAGAAAGGAATGGTTGAATTACGGCACTTCATTACATAATCAAATTTATGAATACATTACAACTGGCACCCCATTAATAAAGGAGTCAGATATGAATAATTATAATTTTTTTTTTAAAGACAAAGAAATACTATCTGTTGAATGCAAAGTTGAGAATGAATATTTCACAGGTACATATGATTTAATCTACAAAAAAAACAATAAAATATATTTATCTGATTATAAAAGCAATGCGAAAAATATATATTTTGAGAATAAACTGCAATTAGTGGCATATTCAATGTGTGTTGATTGTGACGCATTATCTATAATTTCAATTCCTGATTTTAAAGAAATGCCATTTAATATATCAGATAAAGAACCATATATTGAAATATTAAAATCATTAAGTATAATTTATAAACAAAAACAATTAATCAATGGAAACAAATTTTAAAAGCCCCGTCTATAAAGTTTTAGCTGTCCAAATAGAGAAGATACAAGCAAATAGCTACAATCCTAATAGTGTCGCTCCTCCAGAAATGAAGCTTTTGTATAAATCAATATTAGAAGATGGATACACTATGCCAATAGTGTGTTATTACCTTGAAGATGTCGACATGTATGAAATAGTAGACGGTTATCACCGATATACAACAATGCTAAACCATAAAGATATATTTGATCGAGAAAAAGGTTATTTACCAGTATCAATAATAGATAAACCCATTTCTGATAGAATGGCTTCAACCATAAGACATAATCGCGCAAGAGGCTCTCACGGAATAGATTTAATGACAAATATAGTAGCTGAATTATCAGGATCAGGTATGAGCGATAATTGGATAATGAGGCACATAGGCATGGATAAAGATGAATTATTAAGATTGAAACAATTATCAGGACTTCAAGAATTATTTAAAGATAGCGAGTTCTCTGATAGTTGGATACCTAAAAATGAAATACAAAATGGAACAATTAATAAATAGAAGCTACTATGCTTTAAGAAAGCTAGGAAAGATAAACGATAAAACAAATATGGCCGACTTTATTCTAAAAGAAGGTGAAGAATTAAAAGAAATAGAACATGCTTATTTTAAAGAAGGTGAAGAACAAACTAAAAACGAGACAAGCTGGCATTCTATTAAATTTTAATTCTTATACCGGAATAGGTTCGTGCTGCAATAATAAAAGGGAAAGAGCCTATGGCTTCACTTGGAAGTGGAAATAATTACTTATATATGATTTAAATCATGGTTATTAAAAATAATTAGTAATAATTTAGCCAAAGTATTATGAAACATTATAAAACACTTACAAGTAAGGAAGCACTAACGGGAATATTAATCTCGTTCATAGTTATGTTTATAGTTCTTAGTATTAACTTATACTTTTAATATGATACTTTACACTATTTTACCAATAATCGGTTCAGCATTAGTTTCGGCAATAGGATTATCAGCAGTAGGTAATTATCTAAATTCGAAACAAGAGCAAATTTTTGAGGATGAATACAAAAGTAGATTAACCAATTTAGACAATCATAAAACATGAGAAACGAAGAAATAGAAATAGTAGAAGTAAACGACTTAACTTATACATCAGATGAAGGTAACTTAGCCTTTATGTAAAAACTATAATCATGAATAAAATAATAACAAGCTACGACTATCCACCAATACCAAACAGAAATTATGATTGGTCAGCGATTAGAGAAGATTATGATGAAGGTGATTTAATAGGTAATGGGAAGACAGAGCAAGATGCTATTAATGATCTAAAAGTTAAAGAGAGCGAAGTATAACATAAAAACTAAAACCATGAAACGACTAACCGAAACACAGCAGATTAATTTAAGAATAGCAATAGCAGTAGTATTTATTATAGGGCTGTGCATATTATTTAATTCTTGTAGTGTGGCTAAACCAACAGAGCAAAGACCAGACTTCGAAATAGAATGGGATGGAGCTACTATTGTTGCACCTGATGAAGACTTACTAACTCCAAACTTCAACGATTATAAAGTATTAAGTTACGATTATCCCTACGTAGAGGTATTATTACCAGATTCTACTATAAAGTATTTGTATTATCCTACTACAGAAATTAAAGGGAAAGGTTATTTAATAGCAGATAGATAGAAATATTAACCAATAACTAAATATATGTAATAACCATTTAACGATTCGTATAAAAATAACTAACTTATTCTCGAAATAAATAGTTTTTTTGCTGCAAAATATACGGGTCGTTTATTAAAACTTAACCACAATGGAACTACTACTATTAATACTGCCAATCTGTTTTATAATATTTATGGTAATAGTATTAAAAGCACCTGAAACTAAAAATATATAATATGCCTTGGTACTGCTACATACTAATAATGATATTCTTATACTGGTGTTATAACTTTGTATTCGGAGATGGAATAGGTAAGCAAAAAGGCGGTAAGAATAGCTTATAATTTTCATAACTAATTAATATTTTGTAAATTGCAGTGATGATTATAACTAATGTATATTTTATTCACATATTGCCAACGCCGATTAGATTGTAACTTCATTACAGAAATCGGAATGGAGAACTTTTTTAATTTAGAGTTCTTATGTGATAAAATCGAATACAAAGAAGATGAAGAATACATACTTACAAATCAACAATCAAGAATAGAGCTAAAGTATATGGATAAATACTCTGATAGACTTGTGTTTGATTTGAGATTTAAAAACTAGCACTATGAAAAAAGAGAAAAAGAAAGTTGATTTATCTTTACAGCAAGTTGATTGCGAACGGAGGAATCCTGTTTTTGGTGATATGCGATTTGATTATACATACACATTTGTAGGGCATGAAGGACTTAACCCAGAAGCTTTTGAGATATTTACGGAAATAGAAGTTCCTGAAACACTTGTCGAGTTTAGAGAAATGCATGGACTAAGCAAAGATGAACTTGTTGATTGGCTAAATAAAAATTATAAACAGTAATGTACCTAAAAGAAGGAATAACTCACATGCAGGCACAACTACAAACATGTAACAACTGCATTTCAAATAAAAAGAAATGCGATAACCCAGGGAGTAGACTATATGATCTTGAGGTATCGCCAAACGGTTCTTGTCCTGAGTTTGAACTTAATATGAATTTTGAATCATGAACATAGGTAAACTAAAAGCCATAATAGATAGAGAACTTAGCTATGTTAGTAAATTCAATTTTGTAATGATAGGCTATCTATTCTTTAAAGATGTCGGGTTTCACTGGTGGTATTTATTTATCATACCTTTATTTCTTATTTGGGTATTCATAGACTTAAAATATATAATGCCTAAAGAACTTAATTATCTGCATGGTAAAAGCCCTTTCTTACAAAAACTAATGAATAAATGAACAAATACAAAGTAAATCCTTCTACTGAACTAAAATACTTATCTGTTCGGTTTAATTCTGTTAAGCACTTAGACTTAATTAAGCCAGTGCTAGACGCAGGTGGAGAAAATGACTTTGCTAAAGAGCTTGGAATAAATAATTTTATAAGCGGCGACTTAAATTACGCTAAATTTTTCCAAGATGAATATAAAACTATAACTTCATTTGAGGTAATAGAACACCTTCAAAATCCGTTAATATATTTACGGTCTATATGTGATAATTTAACCTATGACGGCACACTATATTTAACCACTCCTGTAAGATGGATATTCAAAGGTAAGTTCCACTTTCATGAGTTCAGTAAAGAAGAGTTAATATTCTGCTTAAAAGAGGCTGGGTTTAATACAATCGAAGTAAGCAGAATACAAGCGTATAATCTAGCACACTTTGGAATAAGGCCACTAATACGCAAACTAAGAGATATGATACTCGGACAATGTTTTTTAATTAAAGCTACAAAATGAATTTAACTTGGACAGGTACGGATGTACTTCATTGTACAAAATACCCAAAGCATAGCAAGAAAACAAAGTACGTTTATATGTTCCTTCTTAGAATGGTTGTAAAATTAGCCGATATATTCGTACAAAAGCATGTCGTGGTATCAGAACACTTATTGCCAGAAATGAAGCTAAAGAAGCCTATAATAGTACAAAACAACCCGGTATGGTATGCAGAGCCACTACCTAAGAAACCACATAAAGGATTTAACATATTGTATTATCAAGGCATAGGGAGTAATCAAGTATTTATGAATTGGCTTTATGGGAAAGATGTTGTGGGCGAAATCAAAAATCTATTTCCAGAGCTGAACTTTATAGAAGTATCTGGTAGTAGAGATATGAAAGAAATCTACCCAATTATAGATTTTTACTTAAGACCAAATAGACACGATGGCGACCCTAGAATGGTGAGAGAATGCATATTAAACAATATACCGTATTATCATAGCTGGGAAAATCCAAACGTTCAAGAAGTGTTTGAATCAATTACAGAGGTAATAAGAAATGAAAGATTATAATGGTAACGAAATAGAATTAATAACAGGTAATTACTACTGGGTGTTACAGAATAAGGTGCTATTTATAGCTCAATATGAGGGTGATTATTGGCAAACTGATATAAGTGTTGCTATTGATGAGTTTAATAGAAACACTCATGTAATACAAGAGGTTAAAAAGCCTAAAGATTTTGAATCATATAAGGTATTTTGAAATGACTAATAAATACACATTAGAAGAACTTAAAGAGAAACATAGGTTTATTATTAAACATCCAGAACGAGGGAGTGAAAAAATGGATCAACTGTTTAGGGTAATTAGCGAGCATGAATGTTCATATGTAGAATATTATACTGGCAAACAAAATAATGATATTGCAAAGCATCCAATAAGGTTAATTATATTATGTATAAATTAAAGATTTAGGAATTAAACCAATATAGTAATGGAAGAAGAGAAGAAATATACTCTTGATGAATTAAAAGAAAAACTAACCGAAAAGGAGCGCTTATTTTGTCACCAGTATATTATTGATTGGAACGGAGCAAGGGCGGCAAGGGCGGCAGGATATAGTGAAGAAAGCGCAAAAGAAATAGCTCATGCAACATTAACAAAAGTTCACATTAAGCAATATATAGATTTCATCAAAAATGATTTTGAAAAGGAGGCAGGGATAAGTAAGCTAAGCCAAATAAATGAACTTAAAAAAATAGCCTATTCTAGCATAGCCCATTTGCATAATACATGGATTGAGTTAAAAGAGTTTGAAGCTTTATCTGATGAGCAAAAAGAATGCATTGAAAGTATAGACACTAAGCATGAAACAAAACAGATATTTAACATAGAGAAAGAAGAAAAAGAAGATATTCATGTTAATTATGTTAAGATAAAATTATATTCAAAATTAAGCGCAATAGACCAGATTAATAAAATGATGGGATATAATGAGCCAGATAAAATAGATCATTCAAGTAAAGACGGTTCAATGACTCCTGCATTAAATATTAATTATAATGATAAGAAAATAAACCTATCAGATAAATGATATTTGATCCCAACCCGTTATTCTATGAAATGCTTGGGATTTATGACGACAATAAAACCCCTGAGAATAAGATAACGATATGCAATGAAGGTAGCTCAAGAAGCTCTAAAACTTGGGACGCAATACATTTAATAGTCGCATATTATGACCACAACAGAGGGAAGGGATTAGAAACGTACGTACTCAGAAACACCTTAGTAGACTGTAGGGATTTCACATATAAAGAGTTTGAGAAGTGTTTTATTAAAATAGGTATTTGGGATAAAGTAAAGAAAAAAGAAAGCCCGAAGCCATATATAAACCTATTCGGTAATCATATATATTTCAGAGGTCTGGACGAAGACAAAGAAGCCCCACCAAGCGACATTATATTTGTAAACGAAGCTTTAGAGGTGGAAACCAGAAGAAAGCTAAAAGGATGGTTTATGCGTTGTAGAAGATTGCAGGTTATGGATTGGAATCCTAAGTTCTCGCAACATTGGTGTTTTGATCTTGAAGGACAACCAAATGTTTACTTTACTCATTCAACATATAAAAATAATAAACATCTTGAGAAGTCAGTAGTTGCAGAAATAGAGTCTTATTGTCCATGGCATTTCGAAGACCTACATTTACCTAAAGAGAAAAGAAGACCCCACCCATTTAACATTAAGAATCAAACAGCCGATGACTATCAATGGTCTGTATATGGTGAGGGTATAAGATCAGCACCAGAAGGATTAATATTCCAACAAGTTAATTATATTGATGAATGGCCTATTGATATAGCTCCAATTCATGCTATGGATTTCGGTTTTACTGCTGACCCATCAGCCTTTGGTAAAGTAGGGGAAAACAGTACGGATATATTCTTAGAATTATTAATGTATGAATCAACAGAAACAAGCTCGATAATCAATGATTATGCAGAAGCCAGAGGTATTAATAAGCATATACCATGCACCGCTGATAGCTCGGATAAGTACACAGGCGAGAATAAAGGAACGGTTGAAATGGTTCGAGAGTTAAGAGATGACTACGGATGGAACATACAAAAGGTAAGCAAGACAAAGAACGTTATGTATTGGCTTTTAAGAATGAAGAAAAAGCGAATAAACATTGTTAAGAATGAGTTTTACCATCATGCTAAAAAAGAACAAGAAAATTACAGACTTAAATTAGTGAATGGTATCGCTATAAACCAACCGATAGATAAGTTTAATCACTTTTGGGATATGGCGAGATATGGCTTTATGGCTTTAAATTCCCAAAGACAGGGCATGTGGTAATATGACAAATATCATTTTATATATGGTGATTGTTTTGTAGGTTGCAGAAAATTAAATGATATGAAAAAGATATTAAACATAAGTGCTATTATTGGACGCTTAATATTTATAACGTTTGTATTACTCGGATTAGTTGATTTTAGCATACAAATGATAACGGATGAAAGAATTAAATTAATACACATAATATTAGACTTCTTTTTAACTAAATAACCTATGAAACACAAAACAGGAACTTTTATAATGGGTAGATGTACAGTAGTAGTTACTAAAACCAATACAGACTACTGGCAATTAGTAGCGGCTTGTGGCGACAGTACCCCAAGTCAAAAAGAAATCTCTCAAGCAAGGTATAAGTACTTACCTGATAATATTACAATGGCTAGGATATACCCTTCAAAAGAAGAGTTTAAAGCTATTCCTGATAATATATGTATATTGGTTCAGATAATTAAGTGATATGCATTATACGCCCACATCATTAAATTTAGCAATAGCGCGAATAAATTATAAGATTGCTTTATTTCATCTAGAAGAAGGCACTATAAAGGGATATTTCGAGGCTATGCAGCGATACAGAATAAACATGTTTAATTATAGAAATGAATAACATGAAAGAAAGTGTACAATCTAAAGTAATAACTAGAGCAATAGAATTTATCAATAATAATTCTAAAGATGATTATAAAAGAATTGGTAGTGCTATAATTGAAGAATTAAAATTACTTAGTGGCGTAGGTAATCAATTGAAAAATGAGTTCGCGAAAGCTGGCAAGAGTAGACTAGATAAAAGAACACCTAAAGAGATTATAGAAATATACGACATGGTAGGCGATGAAGTCACCAAGGCTATTAAAATAATTCAAAAGAAAACAGGATATTATACTACTGGTCAATTCCTACTATTCGGCGATGAGCCTAAAAAATGTATGGATATTGATTTTAAAATATCGCTTCTTGAATCCCCACACGAAGCCGACATTGATAAAATGGAATATTACGCTAAGTATAACCCTGATAATGTATTAAATTGTACAGTTAAAGCACATCAGTATAATTCTTGGTATATGATTTATGATGGCGTTCATAGAACAGCCGCAAATGATAAACTAGGTAATACAACTGTTAAAGCAGACATAATAGTCAAAAAACCAGAAGATTAATGACAGCCAGAAATATTAAAACAGGCGATATATACGAAGGTGGAAAGACTTATATAGGCTCTATTATTGGAGTAGATAGAAGAACACTGTTAAGATGGGAGAATAAAACAGAAGTTGAAATATATAATAACTTTGAGGTGAGATTTAAGGATATTATAAGAAAGAATAGTAAATAGTTGATTGGTAACAATAAAACAATTATATTTGTGATATGAATTACAAGACTCTACATGCACAACAACCGCAGCGACTTCGCATTAGTGAAGGATGGGGATATTGTGTTTAATAGATAGCAAATATTTAAAAGCTTAAAGCCCCGTTCAGAAATGTTCGGGGCTTTTTTTATTCGGGTAGTTATGCAGAGGCTATACAACTTAGATTTGGAATCTTTGGTTCGCAGGTTCGAATCCTGCCTATCCGACGAAGGGGAGACTGTTACTAATTCATAGACTTGCCTAAAAACAAGTAGCGTAGAATTAGACATTGAGATATAGTGTAACGGCAGCACACAAGACTTTGAATCTTGTAGCCTAGGTTCGAATCCTCGTATCTCAACCATATGGTGTTATTATGCTAATTGGTTAGGCAGATAGACTGTGAATCTATTG